GAAAAAGAAATGATAGTCGTTTGTTTTTTCATGCAGTAGATTTTATTAAAGATATAACGCTTACTCCTGAGCTTGATATCTACAAACATAAACGTAACCTTGTCAGCAAAATATTATGGCGAGCCTTTAATAACTTTAAACTAAGTTACTTCGTATTTTCTTTTAGAGATTTTAATTATACAAATAATATGAATCTCCCCCAAATAGAGAAGGCAGAAGTTGCTATTGATAAAGAAATTAAGCTTGGCGCATATTATGAACATTTACTAAATGCAGATAATATTCCTAAAAGAATAATCTGTCTTGATAGAAGATGCCCAAAAAGAAAGGAGTGCATGAAAGATGTCTAACTACGGCGACTTTATACTTGCTTCTAGAACTCGTTTAAACCTCCCTGAGCGCATCTTTGGCGGTGGTCCATGGACTCATATGGCTACTGTTAAAAGATCGCTTAGAGAGTATGTTTGCTTGCTTCATGAACCTACGCAGAAGATCTATATAGAAGAGATAGGTCCTACTGGCCAGATATATCATATAGAAGATGATGCGCTTTGGTCAGACCTAATTAACTTTCTATTTAGTAAAGGTGTCGTTGGTTTTACAAAAGACCAAGAGGTTGTTGTTGGTAAGCTCGACTAAACTAAAGAATCAATTCTATCATTACGAGAATGCTTCTAAATTTCATAATGATGTTAGAGAAGTATTTATAAGTGATGAGTTCTTCAAGAAGTTCCAGTGCTTCCAAGAAGTCCCAGTTTCTTCTTTAGTAGAAACTTATCCTAATAACTTTGATGCTGTTGACTGGTATATTCGTGAGCTTAATTGCGTCATAGAATTACATGGCAAACAGCACTATGAGCAAGTTAAGTTTTCAAATAACAATTCTTTCTTTGAAAATAAAAAAGAGTTTCATAATATCCAATACAGAGATAATCGCAAGAAGACTGCGCTTATTGATGCTGGCTATTTATATTTGGAAATCTCATATAAAGATGCTAAAAAAATAAACGCAGAGTTTTTAAAACAAAAATTATTTTCCATTGGAGATTAAAATGAAAAACTTAAAAGAGCTTATTGTCCAGGAAGTATTATCTCAACAAGATATTGAGTCTTGGCATATCCACGAGACTAAGTTTTTTGGACCTACTACTAGGGCTTTGATGTTTACTACTGAAGTAACTTCTGAGACCTCAGCAATTCTTATTAGCCAACTCTTGCATCTTGAAGAGCTCGATCCTGAAGAACAGATTACTCTTTATCTGAATACTGAAGGCGGCTCACTTACTGATGGCTTGGCTATCTATGATTGCATTACCAATATCTCTTGTCCTGTAGTTATTATTGCTACTGGACTTTGTGCTTCTGCAGGGTTGTTGATTCTAAGTGCTGGTGATTATCGCGCTGCCACGCCTAACACTACATTCTTCTATCATCAACCTATTCTTGGTGACTCTCATATCAACTCTACTGCTGATATGGAATCTCTTAATAGTCATTATGCTTACTGCAAAGATAAAGCGGATGGCATTATTAAGAAGCGCACCAAGATGAAGAAGACTATCTGGGATAAACACTTTAAAGATAAAACAAGCTTCTACTTTACTCCAGAAGAAGCTATCGAGTTTAAATTTATTGATAAAGTAATGCCTTCAAGAAAAGTAAAGTTCACCATTGAGGATTCCAAATGACTTCAAGAGGACGCGGTGCTAGAATTAAAGGTGCTACTTTTGAGCGCCAGTTAGCTAAATACTTTACAGATAATACTCCGCTAGAAGCTAAACGTGGCCTTGGTCAAACTAGGCTTGGCGGTGCAGAAGTATCTGATGTAGATATGCCTATTATTCACGTAGAAGCTAAGCGTCATGCTAGGTGCAATATCAAAGCTGCGCTTAAACAAGCTATCGAGGATGCTTCTGTTAACGGGAAAATCCCAGTGGCTATTACTAAAGATGATCGCGAAGAGATTCTTTGTACTATGTTACTAGACGATTGGATTAAGCTTTTTAATGGATACTTAAAAACTCTGGAATGATATATGGAAGTCCAAGCTTTAGATTTTGCTGGAGACTATAAGAAGTTTGAAAAAGCCTATGTGCGATATAGGCAAACTAAAAAAACTAAGTACATGGAATATATCTATTCTAATATTAAACACAACTTTGTTAAGTTCCAAGAGCTTATAATTTCTAGAAACTATAAGTCAGATATAACGATTTATACTTTAATGTGTTTGTTAGAAAAAGATTCTAAGACTCCAGTAAGTCTAAAGCGGTTACTCTTTATCTTTGAATCCTGGATGGCTTCTATGGATTTAACTTGGTTTGATATCTTTACTGAAGCCTTTTTGTTGCATATGAATAAGTTCTTTAGAATATCTAAATGGTATAAGAGCCCGAGGCATCTTGCTTATTTTATATCTTTAGATATGAAGATGTTTGTTTTTGCTAAAATAAGAAATATATTCTTCTTAAATCGCAGAGATATAACTTTTTCTGAACAAAAGAAAAATGAGTACTACCTGAACCAAGATAAAGAGTTTAATCCAATATACTTCGATAATCTAAGTTTCATAAAAGAACTTGAACAAGATAAAAAAATGTTTAATATCTTTATGAAACAAATCTTTAATAAAACATTAACTAAACAGGAACGAGAACTTTTATGTCACTCAATAAGTCAGAAGCTATTAGACAACTTGGAAATAACTCAAATGTTACCAACCAGCAATCACTTGTAAAGAAGCTTGCTGGCCCTCAGATCAATAAACAGATCAAGCATATTATTCCAGGTGGCGCTACGCTTACTGAAGATATCTCTAAAGAGAACCTCCCCGCAGCTATCGAAACATGGCTAAAGAGAGTGCGTCACTTTAAAGATGTGATCATCTCCTTTGTAGATAACTACGCTACTAAAGAGTATCAAACCTCAACAGTAGTAGACTTTAACGCATCAACTAAGCTCCCCCAATGGGAGCTAGAATCCAAGAAGTGGCTTGCTGAAAGAGTCGCCGAGGTACTTGTAATGGATCATGTTTTTGCTGTAAAAGTTGATAAGACAGGAATTCATGTGATCCTAGACAAGACTCAGAAGTTCTCACCTGAGTCTGAATCTTGGGAGCCACATCTTATCTTTACACCTCACAAGCCTACAGGATTTTAATCATGGGTTTATTTGAAGAACGCCAAGCTTCTGCTAAAAAAGTAGTTGCTCTACAAAACGAAATTATCTCTCTTAAGACACAGCTTCAAGCAGTTCCAGACTGCTCTGCTTGTCAGAAAGAGGTTAAGGCTCTCAAAGAGATGGTAGAGGCTCTTAAGGTTCAAGTAGCTAAGCTACAAGAGCAAGAGACTCCAGCTGTCCAAGAAGAGAAACCTAAGCGTCGTGGTCGCCAGCCTGCTCAAGATAAGCAAGAAGACGAAGACGATGCCGTGTAATTGTAAAAAGAATAAAGTTAAAGAAGTTAAACAAGATCTTGATGCTTTAAAACAAAAAGCAAAAGAGCTTGAGAAACTTCTAGAAGAGTTAAAAGCTAAAAACAATCCTAGTTAATATTAGGAATGTCTTCTAGAATTGATACTCTTCTTTCAATTGATATAAGTGTTTCTTTAATTACAGCAAGCTCAGTACTTATAACTGTTAAGAGTTCTTGAGTCTGAGTTGCTGATACAAATTGTGTTTGGGCAGTAAGTATATCTCTTACTCGCTCTTCTAAGTTGGCGACTCTTCTTAATAAGAGTGCGTCGCCTGGATTGTTGCTATCTAATGGCATCATTCACCTCCGAGTAGTTTAACTACAAAGGCGCTCACTAAACCACCGCCAGCACCCCAGCTAAGCTTCTCCGCCATAGAGATCTTAAGACCAGTAATATCTTTCTGGATCTTCTCATCTTCTTTGCGGAGCTTAGTTAACTCTTCCTCTAACTTCCCAACTTTAACTTCTAGAGTAGCTTGAGCAATTACATTTCTATTTAGTTGCTCAATAATAGAATCAATTTTATCAGAGATTTTATCCATGCTGCTCTTT